TTTTTTGCACAATTAACTTAAATCCTGAGGGCGATGACAAACTTTATCAATTAAAATGTGGACATTGCTATCATAAAGCCTGTATTACCAAATACTGCAGGACAGTAAAGAATGAGTGTCCAATCTGCCGGTATACTCCTCAAAAAAAGAAATGATTGCAATGATCGGATACAAAGAATTGAACAAAGGAAAGTTTGGCGTTATTGAAAAAACCACTCAGAGAGATACTGCGCTACTGAGCAGAATAATCAGAAATGGTGGATTGATTGAGTACGCTAAAAAACTGGAGAGTATAAATGAAAGTAATTAAAGAAATGTTTGTTCATGAAAAAGCACTCAGTGGAATAAATAACGAGTTATATAATATTGTTTTTTCAACTACAAAAACTGATAATTTTACAAAGCCAGTAACAGTCAGTTATGAAATTGACCAAGAAATTAAACTCAAGGAAAGCGAAGTAAGGAAAATATTAAAAGAAGAAATAGTTAGCCACACTACTGTTGATAACATAATGCAAAGGCTTTTTGGAGATAGCAATGAGTAATAAATGGAAGGTCACTAGATCAATTGATGAAATGAAATCGTTTTATCAGGAATTAATTGAACCACTAAAAGAAGTGGCTAGAAGTCACGGATACGCATTAGCTGTACATGGCTCAATGACAAGAGATTTTGACCTTATAGCCGTACCTTGGTCTTTAAACTGTAGCGATAGAAATACTCTTGCAAGAGATTTGCAATCCAAGGCTTGCGGATTTTTTATGGATAAATACTCATGGGAAAAAAAGCCAGGATTGAGATTTGCAACCATGTTTCCAGTTTGCTTCATTGATTACAAAACTCTTACAGATAATCGTGCGGGATTAGGCCATATTGATTTATCAGTTATTGACTACAAAGATTGCGATGATGTCAAAGAAATCGAGAGACTTGAGAAAGAAAATACTGAGTTAAAAATGTCATTAACGCAGCAAGGGTTTTACCTAGAAGACAGGCTTTTTCATATACATCAATTAAATGAACAACTAAAAAAGAAAGACCAGATCATTGAGAAAGCTGAGAAATTGCTTAAGAAACACAATGATTTTCTATACAAAACGTCTATGGTTTTCTCTAGTTCAACAGCGTTTGATCTTTGCCAAGAATTTGAGCAATACAAAGAACAGTTTCAAGATAAAGATAAGGAGTGATTATGAGTGATGAATTGGAACACGAATGGAACGAAGAATATAAAAACTTTATGATTAGTTTTTACCCAGAAAGCTCTCCACTTGTTTCGACGTGGGAAATCTACAAAACAGCAAAAAGAAAATCTCATTCAAAAATAAAAGAATTGTCAGAGCTTGCAGAAATATTGAATCAAATAAGGGATAACTTACAAGATGAAAATAAAAAACTCCAAGAGCAAAACAAAATAATGAGAGAGGCACTTGAGTATTATTCGGATGATGGCGGAAGAGATGAAGAGGATATTTCTAATGTCCAAAAATGTATTATGGGCATGATTGTTGTTATCGCAAAAGGTGGCAAGCGTGCAAGAGAAGCACTTAAAAAGGCGGATTAATAATGGCTTCAATTAGAATATGCAGAAACAAAAGAAGAGTGGCATTAGTTAAAGACGGAGAGGTAATTGCCACCGTAGAGCTGTCAGAAGTTCAAGGCAAGCAACAAGCTCAATTAAGAGTCCTGGCCAACGCTGACATTGAGATCAATAGAGAAGTTTTTATCAACGGTGAATGGATAGGAAAGGAGAAGAAAGATGGAGAAGACTAAAGATCCAAAGCCCAAAAAAGAAAAGAAGCCAAAAGAACCTAAGCCTAAAAAGGAAAAAGTCGTTGTATCCGAAGAGGAGCTTGTCAAAAAGTACGCCAACCGTGTGATAAAGAATCAAGTCTATCACGGGAGAGTTGATCAAAATAAGTTTCAAGGCTTGGAGCATGACAGATCAGTTTCAAAAAACCTTTGGCTTGATACTGATTTCTTCTTTTCAGTCGTGTTTCAATCCAGCGATCAGAAGTATATTTTTCTCGAGGCCTTGGCCGAAAAGTTCAATTTAGACATTGGAGAAGAGGGAGGTATTCAGATCGTAAACGGATTGATACTTGCAAAAGCTTTAAATATAGAACTAAAATTAGAAACTACTAAGCCATATCCAGCCGGAAACATCGACCTGATGCCTTTCGTCTTGGATGAAGAAACAATTTAATAGGAGGATTTTATGGCGGTTAAGAAGAAAGCTCGTACAGTTAAGAAAGCTAAGAAAAAAGGACCTGCAAAAGCTAAAGCAGCTCGTGGAAAACGTGCCGCTAAAGCTTCTAAAACAGACCCTTAGAAGAATTTTCCGGCTTCTTGTTCAACAAGGGGCCGGATTAATTCCTTGATCTTTTTCTTATGCTCGTCACTATCACAGTCAATAATAATTACAAACCTCTTCCCAGTAACATCCATTTTTTCTTCAACTTCTTCAAACGGATTCAAGTGAGTAACTGGAGCAGGTTCATTGTCCTTTTTTGGATCGTTGGCATAGTTAATTAGGCTAGGCGGTCTCTCAGTGTCGATTTGCTGAAATTCTTTAACTTCGTTCTTTAGATAAGCCTCGTCTGACTCCTCGTGCTTTTCTGGAAGCGGAGTGACAATGTTCGGAATAGAGACAAGTACCTCGGGAATTTTTATGTCGAAGGCCTGCAGTTCTGGAATGTCGAAGCCCGTTAAATCGACGCTCATGTCGGGAAAATCAGCAAAATTTAACCTTAAAAGAGAGGCATCCCACTCTCCAGAGTGCTTATTTGCCGCAAGAAGTGCTTCAGTTTCGGTCTTTTCATCCCAAAAAACCTCACGATATGAGTATTTTTCGCCATTATATTCAATAAAACCCTGAGAAACAGTGCCATTTTGTGTAGGATTTTCAAACTTTTTTTCGATAGAAATCTTGGCATCTGGAGGCAAAAGAGAAGACCTTTGATGACCAGAGACAAGCCTTTTTGTTTTTGCATTATAAACAATTCCCGAAAGGTCTCCGAACTTATCCAAAGCCTTTTTTAGCTTCTCTTTTTTGGATGAATTCATCTTTCTTGGATTTTTTGGATTAGGATTTAGGTCTCGAACTTTCAAAATTTTCTCCTTGTAAATATTTCCGGCAAGATTTAGCATAAACTCATGATTACAAGAATGTAAACAGGAGGATTTATGCCCAAGATCACAAAGCTCAGAAAGGGAAAAGGCAACATCAAGGTAAAGCTTACTCAAGGAATGATCGACACAATCGTAAATTGCCTAAGACTCGGTTCATATATAGAGACAGCCGCTATTTTAGCCGGAATAGACAAGAACACCTTTTATGCCTGGCTTAAGAAGGGAAGGGCAAAGCCAAGAAGTATGTATGGAAAGCTCTTGCGCTCTGTTCTAGTCGCACAGCAAGAAGCCAAAATACGAGACCTTACCATCATTGATAAAGCCGCAAATGGAAGACCAGCCAAATTCATGAGAGATGAAAATGGAAAAATAATGTTCAACGATAAAGGCAGAGCACTGATTGAGGAAGAGTCACTTGAACCTGATTGGAGTGCTTCAGCATGGAGACTTGAAAGACGATTCCCTAAAGAGTGGGGAAGGTCTGACAAGAATGTTGTTGAGCTTGATGTTATACTTGATGAAGGTGACGAGCTTACTGATAAGGACATTGAAAAGAACAACAAGGACTTATCGGAAAGGGTTGAGAGACTTAAAAAGCTTTTAAAAGAGTCTAAATGATCGACGAGAAAGCACTGGAGCTACTTGAGGAACAACAAAGAAAGGAAGCACAAAGAGACTTTCTTAAGTTCCTTATTTACTGCAAGCCCGATTTTGTCATCGAGTGGTATCATAGATACGTTGCACAAGTTCTTAACGAGTTTGTTTTTGGTGACATTGATTACTTGATGATATTTATGCCTCCTCGACACGGCAAGTCAGAAATGGTCTCAAGGCACTTACCGGCTTTCATTCATGGAAACTTTCCCAACGATGAAATCATGGCGGCATCCTACAATGACTCACTTGCCGGTGACATGTGCATGGACGTTCAGAAAGTAATGGACAGCGTTGCTTATAAAGAAATCTTTCCAGGAATAAGAATCCCTCCTCCAAAGGTCTCCTATACTAAAGGAATAAGAAACTCTGAGGAGCATCATATTGTCGGACACAAAGGAAAATATCGAGGTCAAGGAGTTGGTGGATCTTTTACAGGAAAGGGTGCGAATTGGATTTGTTTTCCGAGTGGAGTAAAGGTTGCCACGATTTTCGGAGAAAAGGATATTTCAGAAATAAAGGTCAATGACAAAGTGTGGACATATAATCACAGAAAAGAACAAATGCAGATAAAGAAGGTTGAAGCAGTTTATATGAATGGATCATCCGTTATTTCAACTGTTAAAACCATTGAAGGTAGAAGAATAAGATGCACTCCAGATCATCCTTTTTACTCCGTTGACAAGAAAGACTATGTAAAGGCAGAGGATTTAAAGCTAGATAATCTTATGGCGTTTGTTGGATTCGACAAGGTTGAGAGCGTTGAAACGAAAAACGAAATTGAAACAGTCTATGACATTAAAGTGGAGGGAAATCATAACTTCTATGCAGATGGAATTTTAGTTCATAACTGCGTTGACGATCCAATTAAGGGTAGAGAGACAGCCGACTCAGCCGCTTTCAGAGAAAGGCTTTGGAACTTTTGGAATAACGACCTTTTCACAAGACGAGAGACTGATTTAAAAACAGGACGAAAAGCAAAAGCACTCATTACACTAACAAGGTGGCACGAGGACGATCTTGCCGGAAGACTCCTGGAGAATATGGCAAAAGACCCCAAAGCCGTTAAGTGGAAAGTTATTCTCTTTCCAGCAATCAAAGAAGACAACAGTAACCCTGACGATCCGAGGCAAGTTGGCGAAGCTCTCTGGCCTGCAAAGTTCAACATCACTGAGCTTCAGCAGATCAGGTCATCAATTGGTGACAGAGCTTGGGGATCGCTTTATCAACAGGACCCTACTCCAATCGGAGGAGCAATTTTTGCTCCAAGAATGTTCAAGTACGGAAAAGTTCCAGATTCTTACGACTATACCTTTATCACAGCCGACACGGCTTATAAGGACAAGCAAGAAAATGACTTTACCGCCTTCACTCATTTTGGCGTAGTGAATAAACAATTGTACGTCATCAAGGTTTACAGAAAGCAGATTAAAGCAGTTGAAATAGAGGACGATACTCGACCTTTTATTGAGGCATCATTGGAATATGGATTTAGAGCTCTACTGGTTGAACCAAAAGGCCATGGGATTTATCTCAATCAAAAATGGGCATCAAGAGGGTATATGATTCCAGGAGAGGACTTTTTGGCAGAGTTCTTCAGAGATAGGAAGCATGACAAGGTTGAACGTGCGCACAACATCATTGGACATTTAGCGTATAGGCATATCATAATTAACGAGGACATAGAAGATAAAGAAGACCTCGTGAGACAATGCACAAGCTTTCCAAAGGTGGCGCATGATGATTTTGTTGATACTCTCATAGATGGTGTAAAATACGTTTACGGTACAGAAATAAGTATGTTCGATTTATTATAGGAGTCACGATGAAAAAGACGACCAAAGTTAGAAATAGTTCAAAGAAACAAGAAAAGCCAAATGTTGGTGATCCGTTGCTCCCTTTTATTTCAGGAGTAATTCAAAACGGATTGTCCGAGGCAATCATGGGATTTCAGCCTGGAGGGCAAGGAACTCAATTGTCTCAAGTAGACACGTTGTTTAAAAATAACAGATGGTACTTAGTCTCGAACATGAGACAGGTTCTTTCTGAGCTGTACGTTGAGCACGGACTTCTTCAAACGGTTGTCGATGTTCCAGTTGATGATGGATTCAGAGGTGGAATTGAAATCTCTTCAAAAGAACTTGATGAGGATGACATTAATCTGCTGATGGACAAAATGGAGGACTGCGACGACCTTGTGATTCTAGCCCAAGGCTTAAAGTGGACAAGGCTTTTTGGCGGTGGTGGTGTAGTTATCATTACAGACCAAGACCCATCAACTCCTCTTGACTGGAGCAAGATCACGGAAAAGAGCAGATTAGAGTTTCGTGCCGTTGATATGTGGGAGCTTTTTTGGTCTAAGCAAAACACTGGAGACTATGCAACTGCAATTGATGCGCAAGAGTTTGATGTTGAGGTTTTCGACTATTACGGAATCCCGATGCACAAGTCGAGGGTAATTAAAATGAAAGGCCTTATTGCTCCATCTTTCATTCGCCCACGCTTAAGAGGTTGGGGGATTTCAGTTGTCGAGGGAATCATTAGATCAATCAATCAATACTTAAAAGCCAATAATCTTTCATTCGAGGTCTTGGACGAGTTCAAGATCGACATTTTAAAGTTTAAAGATTTAAAGAATACTCTCACGCAAAAAGGTGGGAACGAGAAAGTAAGAGAGAGAATTGCTTTAGCAAACGCAAATAAAAACTACCTAAACTCAATTGCCATGGATGCCGATGATGATTATCAACAAAAGCAGTTATCCTTTGCAGGTCTTTCAGAAACAATGGAAGGAATTAGGCTACAGCTTGCGAGTGATCTTCGCATGCCTATATCTAAGCTCTTTGGAACGGGATCGACTGGCTTCTCTTCTGGACAGGACGACATTGAGAACTATAACGGCATGGTTGAATCACAAGTGCGAAACAAAGCACAGCATGACGTTAAGAAGCTCGTTAAGATCAGATGCCAGCAATTGTTTGGATTCGTACCAAAAGACCTTAAGATCAAGTTTAAGCCTTTGCGAGTATTGTCCGCAGAGCAAGAGGAAAATGTTAAAGACAGAAAGTTTGCTCGTGCGTTACAAGCAAGACAGGCAGGTGAGATCAGCTCTAAAGACTTCAGAGAAATATGTAATAAGGATTCAATCTTTAGCATCCAGGTTGATCCAGAAGAAGAAATCGAACCAAAGCAAGATGAACAAAAGGCAAAAGCTCCAAGCGCAGGAGCAAAAAGCGGTACTACACCGAAAGAACCAAGTGAACCAAAATCATAGGAGGACTAAATGAACTTAGCCAATGAAGTAACGTGGACACCAGGCATGACACTGGAGCAGATTGAAGAAGAAGTGATTAAGAAAGCCCTTGCGCTCTACAGTGGAAACAAGACTAAGACAGCGCAGGCATTAGGAATCGCAGTTAAGACAATTGACAACAAGCTTGCTGAGTACAAGAAAAAAGAAAGCATGGAGCTTCCCGATGCTGAAAAGCAAAAAGAACTCGCAAGGCTTAAGCATGAGGAGCTTCTAAGAAGTATGCGATACGGTCACAAGAACAACGTCACAGCTCAAGAAGAAAAGAAAAATGAAAGAACTTAAACCTGTTAGAGAGCGTCCAGAGTTCTATGATCAACTTGAAAAAGTAATCATGGATTTCTTTAAAGCTGAAATCTACAATCCAATTCTTTCAGAGGTAGTAAACGGGAAAGAAGTCCTGCGGAACTCTCTGGATGAATTACTTCACGCTTTTAATTCTGGACGCATCTACTACAGCCGTGGAACAATCAAAGGTAAGTTTAATGCCACAATCTCGAAAGAGTTGCGGAAACTTGGTGCTGAGTTTAGCCAGAAGCATGGAGGCTTTAGGATAAAACTCAGTGCCTTGCCTATGCAAGTCAAAGTCATGATCTCTACTTCAGAAGCTCGTTTTGATGAAATGACCAAGAAGGTAGATAAAAAACTCCAGTCAATTATGCCAGATGAGATCGTTAAAAAGATCAGCCTATCAAAGACCTTTGAAAAAGCGATGTACAAGATCAACGGAGACATTGAAGAAACACTCAAGGGAATTTCAGTAAAAGCAAAGCTCACTCCAGAAGAGATGGCAAAGATTGCCGAAGACTACCAGAACAATTTACGCATCTACATAAAAGACTTCATGGAAGAGGAGATTGTAAAACTTAGACAGCGCATCCAGAAGAACTCTCTCCAAGGCAATCGCTATGAAACTTTAGTGAAAGAAATTCAGCGAAGCTACGGTGTAAGCCAGAACAAGGCAAAGTTTCTTGCTCGACAAGAAACATCCTTATATATGGCAAAATTTAAAGAGGTTCGTTACAAGTCAGCCGGAATAAATCAATACAGATGGCAATGCGTGGTGGGCAATCCAAATCATCCAGTGCGTCCTTATCATAAAAAAAATGACGGTAAAATTTACTCATGGGATGATCCTCCGACGATTGACGAAAAAGGTACTAGAAAAAATCCAGGAGAAGACTATAATTGTAGATGTATCGCAAGACCAATAGTGAGATTCGACGATGTTTAAATTTAAAAGTGAAAAGATAAAAAACGCTTCTACAATGCCACATGTCTATTACGGACTTCATTTTGATGTTGGTGTTGCTGAGTATAAAGAGGTTGATGGCAGTAAAAGGATATTCATTGATGAACAGTGCGCCAAGATCATGGATGCCACTTTTCCTGGAAAACCTGTTTACGTTGGCCATGTGGACAAAGTTGAGCTTGAGAGAATTCAAGAGACCGCAGACGGATATGTCTCAGAGTCTTTTTTCAATAAAGCAGACGGAAAGCATTGGGCCAAATTTGTTGTCGTTAGTGATAAAGGTCACGAGGCGATAAGAAACGGATGGAAATTATCAAATGCTTACTTTGTGAAAGAAAAAGGAGCTGGAGGTCAATGGCATGGAGTGGATTACAACTACGAAGTGACAAAGGCCGAATATGAGCATCTTGCAATCGTTCCGAATCCACGTTACGATGAATCTATCATCTTAACCCCAGAGCAGTTTAAGCAGTACAACGAACAAAAAGAAGCTGAATTAAAAAGGCTTATTAATTCTAAAGGAGATAAGGCAATGTTAAAATTTTTCAAAAGAGAAAAGGTTGAAAACTCTGTTGATCTTGAAAGCACTCTTGTAGAGCTTCCAAAGTCAAAAGTAGAAGTTCCACTTTCAAAACTCGTAAACGACATGGACGAAGTAATCCTTAATAAAGGAAAGCCAGTTCTTGTAAACTCAACTGACCTTGTAAAAGTAGGCAACGACGAAATGACAGTTGCTGACCTTGTTACTAAGTTTGAAAATGCTTGTAAGAAAAACGAAGAGCATGAAAAAGCTAAAAAGGAAAATGAGGAAGAAAAAGAAGAAAATGAGGACGAAGAGAAAGAAGAGAACGAAGACGAAGAAGAAATGAAAAACAAGAAAAAGAACAAGAAGAAAAACAAAGAAGACGAAAAAGAGGAAAATGAAGAAGACGAAGAAAAAGCTTCAAACTCTGACGACTTCTTTTCTAAAGTTAAAAACGCTCACAAGAATGGAACAGCGACTCAAAAAGTTGTTGAAACTTCGACTGACGCTTTAGCTAGAGGAAAATCAAGATACGGTTCAAAATAATATTTCCGCAGGAGGGAAAAAATGGCTATTACAGCAGGCGCAATCTCATTAGTTTCTAAAGAACCTAAAAAAGTTGTTTTGGCAGCTACAGCGGCAACAGCCGGTACAGCTCCTTACGCTTATCAATGGCATAGATCAACAGCTTCTGGATTTACTCCAAGTGGTTCAAATGATCTAGCTGGTGAAACATCTTTGGACTTAGTTGATGAGTTCGAATTGGTACCAGGAACAACTTATTACTATAAACTCGTTGCAACAGATGCAGCTCCAGGAACAGTAACTTATACTGAATTCGCAGTTACACTTCCACAAGAGTCAATGAACCCTAACCAATTTGCTCAAAAGGCATTATTGGGAATGTTAGACCAGATGATGAACTACAACACGATGCCAGTTGAAGTTGACTCTTCTGAAGCTGGAGAAATCTTCGCTGGTATGGCAGTAAAGATCGTTGACAGTGCTGGAGGAATTCCAAAGGTTGTTAAGTGTTCAGCAGATTCAGATGAAGTTTTCGGATTCGTAAACTACAGCATTAAGGACCAAAAGTTTACAGCAGGTATGAGAATGGAAATTTCTCAAGCTGGAAACGTGATGTACTTATACGCTACAACTGCAATCCCAAGAGGATCAAGAGTAACTTTAGATGTAGTTTCTCCTGGTGGTGTTGGTGTTCTGGTTGGATCATCTGGCGATAGAGTTGTAGGATTCGCTCTTGATAAGGCCGCAGTAGGCGACTTGATCAGAGTAAAATTATTAAACCCAAGCTTTCAAGTAGCATAATAAGGAGTGAGCATGAAAGTAATTTTAAACTCTCTAGGACAACCAATTAAAGAACTCGTTAGAAACTCAGAGGGTGAAGTGATCATCCTTAACAAGCAAGAGCAAGTCTTGGCGAACCACCTTGAGAAGACAGTAAACTCTCTAGGATTCGAAATCGACATTACGACTCTTACAACTATCTCTAAAAAAGTAACAGAGCAGAAATTTTTCGAAATCGCTCCTTCTGATTACTTACCAGTTAGAGTTGGAGAAGGCGCATGGTCTTCAAACATTTTAACTTATCGTTCATTCTCACTTGCAGATGACTTCGATAAAGGTCTTATCAACACTGGAGGGAATAACTCTCGCCTAGCTTCTGCGGATGCTGGAGTTGATGCTTTATCTGTAGACATCTTTAACTGGGCAAAAGAAATCGGTTGGACTCTTCCAGAGCTTCAAATGGCTTCTAAGTCTGGGAACTGGGATTTAGTTACAGCTAAGGAAAAAGCTCGTAAGAAGAACTGGGACCTTGGTATTCAAAAAGTAGCGTTCTTAGGAATTTCTGGAAGTGCAAAGTGCCTTGGTCTTTATAACCAAGTTGGAATTACTGTAAACACAGCGGTAATTACAAAAGCAATCAGCACAATGACTCCAGCAGAATTGAAAATTTTTGTTACTAAGTTGATTGAAGCATACAGAGAGAATTGTCAGAGAACGACTTTCCCATCTCACTTCATCATTCCTGAGTCAGACTACTTAGGTCTTGCTTCTCAGGCTTCTGCGGATTTCCCAATGAAGACAGTTCTTGAGTTGTTAAACGAGGCTTTCAAGTTAGTTACAAGAAATGCGTCTTTTGAGATTCTTCCAAACGTATATGGTGACAAGGCTTACTCTGGTCTTGCTAAACAAAGATACGTTCTTCTTAACTACGAAGAAGAATCACTTCGCATGGATATTCCAGTGGATTACACGAACACGCTTGCAAACACTGTAAACTCTTTCCAGTTCCAAAACGTAGGATACGGACAGTTCACAGGTGTTCTTGCTTATCGTCCACTAGAAATGATGTACTTCGATTATTAATCAAAAGTTCAACGGGGGCTTGTGATTAAGTTCACAGGCCCTTTTTTTTAGGATTAAAAATGTATAACAGGCCAACGATTGACGATTTTAAGAATTTCTTTTTTAGAGATTTTCCTTTTGGAATAGACCCTGCTGTCAATGTAATTGATCAGGATATTTCAAGAGCGATGATTGAGTCGGATGCCATGATTAATGACGATCTGTTTATAAATCAAACAGAATTTTCTTTAGGCTTTAAATATTTAACAGCTCACTACTTAGTGAACAATTTAAGAAGCTCAAGCCAAGGTATTGCTGGACGCTTCGAGTTTTTAACTTCGAGTAAGAGTGTCGGATCGGTTTCAGTTGGTTCATCTATACCAGATGCAATCCTTTCCAATCCTATGTACTCTTTTTATACTTCGACTAATTACGGCATGAGTTACTTAATGATTATTTATCCACGATTGACTGCGCAAATTTTCACAGTCGAAGGTGCAACATTGCCATGAGTGATGCTTTCGAGTTTAACGATAAAGGACTCACTAATTTAGTCAAAGCACTAAAGGGAGAGTTGCCTAAAGTTAAAGTCGGAATCCTGGGAAACGGATCATCACGACCAGACAAAGCCTCAAACGCTGGAATAGGAAGAAATCACGAGTTCGGCTTGGGTGTTCCACAAAGATCATTCTTGCGTATGCCGATCAATGAGCACTTTCAATCAGCTTTAAATAATTCAGATGCTTTTAATCCAGAAGTCGCAAAAGAAGTAATAAGGACCGCAAGCATTAGGCCATGGCTTTTAAAAGTCGGAATAATTGCCGAGGAAGTTATCAGAGAGGCTTTTGCCACAGGTGGCTTTGGAAAGTGGCAGAAACACAAGCCAGGCTATCAGAATAACACCGGTCAAATTCTAGTCGATACTCAGCAATTAAGAAACTCGATCACGAGCGAGGTAGAATGATGTGGAACGCAAAAGACATTCCTTTAAATCAAAACTCTGGAACAGTTCCAAATGTAAGCGTAGCAATGCAAAACTGGTTTCAGGCTATGATCTTTTCAATAATAACAAAAACAGTCGTAAACTATAAAGTAGTGGAGACTAAAGTAGATATGAACTTTAGGGGAGTATGGCAGAACCTTTCTCCTCAGCAATTACAGCTTAAGCCAGAAGGCCAGAGAGCTTGGCGTTGGTATCAAGTACACGCTGAAATCTCTCTGCAATTGTATCCAGATCAGGTCATTAATTATTTAGGAAAAGACTACAGAGTGATGGCAAGAATTGATCAGGCACTCTATGGATACCTTGAATATCATTTAGTTGAGGACTACACATGAACATAATTCAAACTCTCACGGCAATTTCTCCAGGGCTAACAAGCTCTTTTTTGGGAGTTGGTGGAGTTGAGCCTTATACTTATAGCGTTAAGCCAGGAGGTGCAGGTGGATCTATTGACTCCAATGGAGTTTATACTGCTCCTGACTCTCCTACTGATAGCTTCGACATTATTGAGGTAACGGATTCTGATTTAGTTCCAGTTGTCGCAGAGGCGAGCATAAACATTCTTACTCCTCACCAATTGGTTCTGGACATAGTCAAGAAAGAGCTTGGCCTTGCAGATGATCAGTTGTTTTTGTGGAATCAGAAAGTAAATGTACCCAACGACAAAAGGCTTTATATTGACCTTGCAGTCGTTTCGACAAAAATACTTGGAAACACTAAGTCATATTCAACCGATGGCATCAAACAAATTCAAAGCACGAACATATATGATATGATTACTTTAGGCATAACGAGCAAGGATGTTGATGCGCTGGAAAGGAGAATTGAGGTGCTACAAGCTTTAAAAAGTGATTACGCACAATCTCAGCAAGAGGCGAATTCTTTCTCGATTTCCAATGTATCAAGTAGTTTCGTGAACCTTTCAAGACAGGAAGGAAATGCTCTTTTATATGCCTTTGGTTTATCATTGACTCTGAGTTATTTTAAGAAAAAAATAACTAATATAAATTATTACGACACGTTTCAAAACACTGAAGTTACAACTAACAGCTAGGGGGAAAGATGGAATTATCAATTAGCAATGTTATCAATATCAACGTAAGCCAACCTGGTCAGGGCGTTGGACAATACAACACGAGCAATGAAGCTATTTTCACTGAAGAAGTTCCAGCAGTTTCTTTTGGATCTCTAGGGTACAAGCTTTATCTTTCTCCAACAGAAGTAGCTCAAGACTTTGGAAGCGCAAGCAAGACAGCTAAGATGGCCAACGCTATTTTTTCTCAGCAACCAAACCTACTAGCTTCTAATGGTTACTTGGCAGTTATTTTAATGAACTCAGAAGTTCAAGAGCTTTCTTTTGACGATACTCCAGTGACAGGAACATTCGTGATTAACTACGGTTTACTTGCAAGTGCCGCAGTAAATTTTGATGATACGGCCGCGGAAATTCAAGCAAAGCTTAGAGCAATCGCAGGACTTGAGAAAGTTGTTGTTACGGGTGACATTCCAACAGGATTACAAGTTGATTTCCAAGGAGTGTATGGGCCTCAAGACCTTTTAACAATTTCAGCAAACTCATTAGAGACAGCTTCTCCAGGTCCTGTGACTGTAACGGTTGCGATGACTTCTCCTGGAGAAACATACGATGAGGCAATCACGAGAACCGTTGGTCTAGTTCAATACTTCGCATTAATGGCTTCTATGATTCTTTCGGAGACTGATTTATTAGCGGCTGCGGCTGTAGTTCAACCTCTTAACAAAGTAGCTTTAGCAGTTTCGAGAACTCAGGCAGACGTTGCTCCAGGAGGAAAGCTAGACCTTTTAAGAAGTGGATCATTTACGAAGACTCGTGGCTTATACTACGGTGGAGCTTCTGACATTGATGCATTAGTAATGATGGCATCATACGCAGGACGAGCTTTCTCAACAAACTTCAACGGAAGCAACACGACACAAACAATGCACTTGAAAGACTTGATAGGAGTTCAACCAGACCCATCAATGAATCAAACATTGTTGAATCAGTGTCAAGATGCTGGAGCGGATGCATACGTTTCAATTCAAGGTGTAGCAAAAACTTTCTGCTCTGGAGCAAATGACTTCTTTGACAATGTTTACAATCTTGAATGGTTCGTTGGTGCTATGCAAGTGGCTTACTTCAATGTTCTTGCTCAGACTTCAACTAAGATTGCACAAACTGAACAAGGTGTTGATTCACTTAAGAGTGCTATTCGTACAGTGTGCGAGCAAGCAATCTCTAATCAGTTCCTTGCTCCAGGATCATGGACTTCTCCAAATATCTTTGGAAGCCAAGAAGACCTTATCGCTAACATTGCCCAGAGAGGATATTACATTTACTCTTCTCCAGTAGCGAAGCAATTGGTTGCAGAAAGAGAAAGCAGAACAGCTCCACTTATCCAAGTGGCAGCGAAATATGCTGGTGCTATTCATAAAGGAAACGTGATCATCAACATCAATAAATAAGGAGTGATATATGTCTACAGTTGCAATGAGTGGAAGCGATACCCTAGTGATCAACAACAGAGTTCTAAACGACCTTGCTGATCAGAACGTGGCAGAGCTAACATTCCCAAATGATATTGCTACCGTTAAAACAGGAAAGAATGGGAACTCAATCTATTCTTTAAATGAGAGCGGAAAGCAAGCCGATCTAGTTATTAGAGTAATTAGAGGAAGTGCGGACGATAAGTTTTTAAACAATTTATTAGTTCAGCAACAAGCAAACTTTGCAGGGTTTATTTTAATGACTGGAGAGTTCATTAAGAAAATCGGAGATGGAAAAGGAAACGTGGCAGGTGATACTTATATCACAAGTGGCGGTGTATTCACTAAGTCAGTCGGAGCAAAGTCAAACGTAGAAGGTGACTCAGAGCAATCAGTGTCAATCTACAATATTAAATTCGCAAACTCTCCAAGAGCAATCTCATAAGGTGAAGCATGAAAAAAATTAGTCTATCAAACAACAAAGAACTTCAAATCACTCTGGCCCCATTTAAGGAGGCCAGAGAACTTTATCAAGCTATTTTGAAAAACTGCAAAGGGATCAAGATCGATGTTAAAACAGAACTCGATGTGAACTTTTTCAAAGATGTTTCTTTCGAGCTTCTTTCATCAAAAGAAGTTGAGGAAGCACTTGATGCCTGTATGCGTAGATGCTTGATCGACAAATTGAAAATCGATGAGAACACTTTCGAACCTGAAGAAATGAGGGAAGTCTATTTGCAAGTTTGCTTTGAAGTAGCAAAGGCGAACGTCCTCCCTTTTATGAAAAGCCTTTATGCAGAGTTCGGGCCAGTATTCGAAGAGATGAAGAAGGGCCTAGCGTAGAGGTTGAAGACGATGAACTTGTCATCTACTTTAGACTTGTTAAAAGAGGATACGGGAACTTAAGAGAAGTAAAGCAGATGAACGTGAGGGAAGTAATTCAAGCACTACACTATGAGAATTTTGTGCGTGAATATGAAAGAGCTTACATAGAGAGGATTGAATGAACATAGGCGAATTTTTTATTAAGTTAGGCGTTAAGGGTGACGACTCGGCAAAAAAGGCCATGGGTGGGATCACTAACAGTCTTGGCGAAGTAAGATCAATGAGCTTAGAGGCGAAAGCCGCAATTCTCGGTGTTATGTACGGACTTCAAAGAATGATGAGTAATGCAGGACAAGTTGGAACTGGTCTTGCTAACTTTTCTGCTCTCACTGGACAATCTGCTGAAATGCTCCAGCGTTATCAATATGCCGCTATGAAAGTCGGAGTTGCCAACGGTGAAGTTGAGGCTTCTTTTAAGTCAATCCAAAAAGCAATGCACGATATGGCCATGGGGAAAGGTGCTCCAGAGGGCATTGGAAGACTTGCGAGCTTAGTTGGCTTCGACATGGACAAGGCACAAAATGCTCTCTATGTAATGCAAAAGCTTCAAGAGTATGCCAAGAAAGAAACTATCGATGCAGAGAGAATGAGAGTTCTTGGAAGCTTTGGAGTTGGTGAAGGCATGCAGGCCGGTATGGTTCAAAATGCCTTTGATCCAAAAATTCTTGCACAGGCAGAAGTTTACTCGAACTCTCAGATAAAATCCTTACAGAGGATTGATGCCATGTGGGCATCCATAAATAGAAAAATCCAGATGGGCTTTGGGAAAATCTTTTCGACCGCAGAAGGCGAAAGAATGATCAAGGACATTTCAAAGATCGTGACTGAGGTCATGAAGCTAACAGAAGCACTGATTAAGCTTGCTGATAAGTTGAAAGTTTTTCAAGCATTGTCAGATATAATGAATTTCTTTTCAGACTCAGTGAATAAGATGAATGAAGTTGTAGATGTTGCAAACAGTCAACCAACGACAGAAAAAGGGAAGAAGGAAAAAACTTCCAAGCTCCTTAATTACGCTGGGGACTTTGCAAAATACATGGTTGAGAACATGACTGCTTCAAGAGTAACAAAAGATTTTCAACTAGACATTGCTAAGGGGATGAAGCGTGAACCTCAGAGCGTTGGAGGAACAGTCAACAACACTGTAAACTTTAACCACCAAGGAACAGACGCAAAAGAGACAGTTGACGAGTTCAGCAAGCGAATGAATGAAACTTTAAGACAGATGAGCGCACAGTCTCAAGGGAGCTAATAATGGCAATCGACCTAAGCGCATTATCGACTGCAACGACAACCGCAAACGCTTTATCGAATTTAGTTTTGGTAAAGCCAAATGATAACTTGGGGTATCAACCGCAAGACGAAAAAGGCCGTCCAATTGGAACGGCTTTGCTATTTCACATTGAAGGAGAAAATCAAGCTCAACTTTCAAGTGACATTACTGATCATTATGTTGAGGACAATACTGCAATCAATGACCAGATTGCCCTAAAGCCAGAAGTGATCACAGTCAACGGATTCATTGGAGAGTTGAACAATGTTGTTCCAGAGGCTTTAAAACCTCTTAGGATAGCGGCTGATCGTTTGCAGATTTTAACTGCATACACTCCAGAGCTTTCAGTGGCTTCACAGGTTGCCTACAATGCCGCAGAACAACTTTATAGATCGGCTATCAATGCAAAAGCCGCAATTGATTCCTGGAGAACAGTGAACCTTTCAGGACAGCAAGTAAACGTGATTGGAAGCAATGGCCTTCGTGATCAGACTCCTAATCAGAGTCAGACGCAACAACAGATTGCATTTCAGCAATTCTACGGATACTGGAAAAAAAGAACACTGTTTACAATTCAAACTCCGTGGGCAATTTTCCAAAATATGGCAATATTGAACTTGAGAGCAATTCAGTCAGAGGACACGAAGGTGATTACTGACTTTGAAGTGACTTTCAAAATGATGCGCTTTGCAGAGGTCAAGAGAACACAAACTCTCTACACTCCAGCAAACTTCCAAGGAAGATTGCAGAATCAAGGAGCATCTGAAGTAAACTTAGGTGTTCAGAATCCAGTTGAATCCTTATCATTGACTTCAGTATTACCAGGATGATTTATGTTATTAATTCAGCAAGTAACAAGCGACACTTTACAGAAACAGACAATCGTCCTTGAGGATGGTTCGTCATTTACAATAACTCTCTACTTCATGCCTTTACAGTATGGATGGTTCATCCAGGAACTTGTTTACGGTGACTTTATCCTTAGAGGAGTAAGAGTTTCAAACTCTCCAAATATCCTTAGGCAATGGAAAAACAAAATTCCTTTCGGACTTGCTTGCATATCCAAAGGAAAAAGAGAACCATATTTTATAGATGATTTTAGCTCTGCAAACTCTTCTCTTTATGTTTTAACAGAATCAGAAGTGCAAGCTTACGAGGATTACTTAAGTGCTTAAGTTTAACAGAAATTACGTTTTAACAATAGAAGGCAATGACGGAAGCTTGATTGAAATTAAGCCACCGATCACTATTGATATTGACGTGAACAGAAACTATTTAAGCTCTGCAAACGTGGCATCAATAAGGATTTACAATCTTTCAGAGCGCAACAGGTCACAGATAAGAAAAGATAACAGCGACTACGGATTGAAAAGAAAGATCATCTTAAAAGCTGGATACGGAAACAACTTATCTGAAATACTAAACGGCTCTGTTACTATGGCATTTAGCGTGAGAGAGGGTGTGAACTTCATCACGGAAGTTCAAGTGTTTGATGGTGGTTTCGCTTATGTGAATTCACAGATTGACAAAACTTATCCTGAAAATACTGCAAACAGGACAGTAGTTTTGGACATGATAAGCTCCCTAAAGGAGTACGGTGTTTCTCCTGGAGCAGTTGGGAACTTTGAAGGGAATCTTTCAAGAGCTAACTCCTACAGTGGAAACACAACATCTATTCTCAGAGAAATTACGAACGGTTCATTTTTCATTGATAACAATAAAGCCTATTGCTTAAAAGACGATGAGTGCGTAGCCGGAGAAGTTCAAGTCATAAACAGTGAAAGCGGTTTACTTGGAACTCCGAGACGTGAGCAGACTTTTTTAACTTTCGACATTATTTTTCAACCAAGCTTGCGAGTAGGACAGCGAATCAAGCTTGAGTCTATCACTGGGGCGAATTTCAACGGAATCTATAAAGTAGTTTCTATTAAGCATAGAGGTATGATTTCAGAGTCAGTTGGTGGAACTGTCATCACTACGCTTGGACTTTTTTACGGATATGAAAAATTAAACACTGTTCAGGAGATTGTTCAATGATAAATCAATCACGATCATCCATTGAACCTACATTAAAAGACATTTTGGATATGCACAAAAGAGAAGTCATGCTCTCTTTAAATTGCCACGCTATTGGAACAATTCAAAGCTTTGATCCTGTAAAGCAAACCTGTAGAGCGACAATCAATTATTCAAAGACAGTTTTTGAAAGAGACGAAAAGGGAAACTACAAGAGCATTTTAAAGGACTATCCCATTTTGGCTGATTGTCCTGTCATCGTACTAACTGGAGGCACAGCAGGTCTTACAATGCCGATCAAGACAGGAGATACTTGTCTAATACTTTTCAATGATCGAGATATAGACAACTGGTACAAAGGAGCTAACTCAGGCCCCGTGAACTCTCCAAGGCTTCACTCAATGTCAGATGCCCTTTGCCTTGTAGGACTAAGATCATCGAATAACAGAATTGCAAACTATGACTCTGATAATCCTGTTTTATTTAACCAGAATTTAAGAGTAGTTCCAAAAGCGAATAAATTACTTGTAGAAAATTCTTCTGACAGCTTAGGAGCTTTGCTAAATGACCTAACCACGAAGCTTCAGGATTTAGTCACTCAGATAAATGCGATCACTGTAATTTGCGCAGCTCCAGGGAATCCAAGTTCTGTACCTGTAAACTCGGCAAATATTGCCTTGATTGGAACTGATATTGCTTTAATATCAACTAAGCTTAACGGTCTTTTGGAGTAAAAAATGAAGGTAAGAAGCATTGATTCTAATAATGATTGGCAGTTCGGTAAAAGTTTATCTGATTACAGACAGAAAAATTTAGCCGTTGCGCAAAACATCAAAACAAGATTGCAGTCATTTTTAGGAGATTGCTTTTTTGATCAGAGCGCAGGACTCGATTGGTTCAATCTTTTGGGTTCAAAAAATCTACTTGGATTAAGGCTTGAAATTTCATCAACTATTTTAAACACTCCAGAAGTTACAGGGATCGTTGAACTTTCCGTGAACTTAAGTGAGAATAGAACTGTACTTATTCAATATAGCGCAACAACTGTTTATGGTAGAATTGAACAGGAACAAGTGGCGCAAGAGGTTTAGCGATGCCAAATATAATTGATCAAAACGGCTTACAGACAAAAACTTTTGCAGAGCTTCTTACAGAGCTTGAAACAAAGCTAAAAGCAATTTACGGAAACGACATAAATTTATCTCCTGACACTCCAGACGGTCAGAACTTAATGATCTTTGTCCAGGAGACGGTGGACGTGCTTGACCTTATAAAGCAAGTCTTTAGTTCATTTGATCCTGACAATGCTATTGGAGTTGTACTTGATCAGCGAGTTGCCTTAAACGGTATTCAGAGACAAGAAGGAACTTATACAGAAACAAACATCGTTCTAGTGGCATCACAGGCGGTCAACTTATACGGATTAAATCAAACGACTCAAGAAGTTTACACGGTTGCCGACAATGCCGGAAATCAGTGGCAATTACTTGAGACTCAAAACTTGCCTGGTGCTGGAACTTACAACTTTACTTTTAGAGCATTGAATCCTGGAAAAGTTTTAACGATTCCTAACACGATCACAGTTCCTGTCTCAATTGTTCTTGGCGTTGACTCAATCAACAATCCGACGACCTACTCTGTTCTCGGACAAGACGAAGAAAGCGACTATGATCTAAAAATAAGAAGACAAAAATCAACTGCTCTTTCATCACAAGGTTATTACGATGGCCTTGTGGCGGCACTTGAAAATATTCCTGGAGTTATCTCTGCGCAAGTTTATGAAAACAAAACAAGCGCAGTAAACTCAGACGGACAACCACCTCATTCAATCTGGGTTGTTGTTTCAGGAAACGCAACAGATGAAAATATCGCACAAGCAATCTATGTAAAAAGAAATGCCGGATGCGATATGTTCGGAGACAAGTCTTACACGATCACTCAAAAAGACGGAAGTCCTTTTGTTGTAAGCTGGGATGAGGTTGAATCTGAAGACGTATTTATTAAAATTGTTGCTTCTCCAATTGACGGAGTAACGGCAATTAACATTGATGCAATAAGAGATGGATTGCCAGGTCTTTATATTCCAGTTGTATTTGAAAAGCTAAACATCAACGATCTTGTGACTTATGTTCAAGAGCTTGATGATAATGCACTCGTGACTACTTCAGGATTCTCACTGACTGCAATAGGCCCATTCAACAACA